TAAGTCGCGGCCAAGGGAAATAAATTAGTTATAGTGGGGACATTAATTAGTGTCCCCACATGAAAAACAATAAGCAAGCAATTCAGCTTATTTGTAAATATGAGGGGTACAGCGAATCTGCATACCCTGATCCAGAAACCGGGGGCGCTCCATATACCATTGGGTATGGCACCCAGGTTTATCCAGATGGTGTTCCTGTGTGTGCAGGACAAAAATGCACAAAGCAAAAAGCGCTGCAATATTTAGCACATGAACTTGAAATTATTGACAAGAAATTAGATACGATTAATTTAATCTTGGACGCCTCTATGCGTGAGGCTCTCATTTCTTTTATTCATTCCATTGGCTGGCAATCTTTCTTGTACAGCGAGTTGATTGATTGCATTGCTAATGAAAATTGGTATGGTGTTGCAGCCGAAATTTCTCGATGGATCTTTGATGAAAACTATCGTGTTATTGGAAGTTTGATTGATCGACGCAGAGAGGAGATCAAACTTTTTCTTGCAGAAGTAAACAGCTGTCCCTGGAGTTCCACAGCAGTTCTTCTTAAAGCTTTCCGGGATTACACAGCTGCTCCGCATCAGGTAAAAGCAATTAGACACCTGGAAGAAGCCATCAATCCTTACGTCTTGGCTGACTTTGCCAACAACTACAGCCTGGAAGAAGATCCTTGGGAATTAACCGAAGCTGAAGAAAAAGCTGTATTCGCTGAAGACTGGGAGTAGAATAAAATCACCAAAGATTGGTCACTGTGATGGAGAGGTCTGTTACGCCCAAAGAATTTGAGCTTCCCCTGGAGCTTCAGTTCTCTATGCGTAAAGCAGAACTCCAAGCCCAAGAAATGACTTGGGAAGAGCTGCATGCCGCATTACTGAATCTCTACTACCAGCGGATGATGGAATGGCAAGCAGTTAAGGAAATTCTGGCAGACGAAAATATTCAATTGGATTTTGATGTTCCAACTGATCTTGAACTAGCAGAACTCGCCGCCGCCTGCATGGCAGACGACGACGAAGATGATGACGAACTACAACCGTTCTAGTTTTCGTCTAACGCAATAAGGCGATCCAGATACCACCGAGCTTTCTTCAGGGATTCTGTACCGCCTTTATGGCGCTCACGCCAAATATATTTAATACAGTTGCCTTTGCAATAACCACGGAATTCTTCGTCGGTTAAAGCAGCTTCAATTGCTTCAATACATTCAATTGCTCCATCAACGTAGTGCGATGGATGATTCACCGTATCTTCTTGGAGCACAGGGCGTTCAGGAATCGTTGCCCATGGTACAGGGCAAACGCCACCAGGACAATCTTGGATGTCTACCGGATCAAACCACGGCGTCGTTTCGACTCCATTACCGCTGCTGTGGCGTCCGCTGGGGGCAGATCCACCAGCTTCTGCTTCGGCATTGGAAGCGTCCCTGGGTACATCCCCGCCTCTTCCACGCTCGGAATATAGCCCGTCTTCCCGGGACGCTCCATCCCCTCCAGCTGTAAATTCTGCCGTTCCAGACCTTGTTCGCATGCAACCAATCCGCGATTGTACATATCGTACAGCGGAACATCGTTCTCTGCGTTGTCTAATGGAGCGCCAAAATCTTCTAAAGACAGACAACGACACTTAACTTCGTCTTGCACGAAGCTATCTAAAAATCCTGCTGCGCCGTGCATGGAATATAAGTGGTTTATATATCTTCAACTACAATATTATCATGGCAAATGTGTACAGATCTACTTACGACAGCCGCCAGCAATCCGGTACATCCGGTGCGGAAGTTTCTGATTTACGTCCTGAACAGGCGTATGACACAGACATGCGACGGGTTGACGAAGAGGCGCGTGATTCCGTTGAAGGAATTAACGATGATCAGGGCCGTGTTGCAAAGTTTTTAAAATCAGCAAAAGCCGCTGGCAAATACAAAGTAAAAGCTTCTATTGACGAGCCGACTATTAAAGGAAAAACACCGAGAACGGAAGCGAACATCGATGGTTCTGCGCTCCCGAGTCTCGGTGATACCTTTGGAAGAGGCGGTGGAACTAATTACGCCAACAAACCTCTTTCTAATTTTGGCTCACCGTTTTAAGCCTTAGAAAAGACAACTTCTTTTTCCTGGTTTTGATACTTACCTTTACGGTCTTGGTAAGTAACTTCACAGGGATTACCACGATAAAACAGAAGTTGGGTGATGCCCTCGTCTGCATAAATACGATTGAACAGCCCTGTGCAGTTACTGATTTCCAGGGTTAGATAACCTTCCCATCCAGATTCTGCAGGGGTAATGTTTACCAGGATTCCAGAACGGGCGTAGGTTGATTTACCGACTGCAACCACGGTCACATCACGGGGAAGCTTTAACCGTTCCTGGGCCACACCAAGACAATAACCGTATGGAGGCAGAAGGAAATATTGCCCTTTCTCATCCTCCAGTAATTCGGCAGGCTTCAGAATTTCTGGATCAAAATTTTTGGGGTCGCAATCACCAGCTTGTACCTTGCCAAAAATTAAGCATTGTTTTGGCGAGAGGCGAATGTCATAGCCATAAGAACTCAAACCATAACTGAGAATTTTTTTGTTGTCTTTTTGGCTGATTAAACGATCAGAAAAAGGAGTAATCATCTCCTCTTCTTCTGCAAGTTTTTTGATTTCCCAATCGGCCAGGACAGACATGATTTTCAGCAATCCAAATCAGTATAGGGAATTACACCAGGACTCGACCACGAGAGGAATAAATTTTAAGAAATTTTTCCGTGGCTTCTGCGCAGTTGTCTTTTGGCTGGAGATAAACCAAGAACGAGGTACAGGTCCTGTGGTATCCAATTCCTTTACTTGTGTTTTTTAGCAAAGAAGGAGCAGTCTTCAGGATGCAGACCGGGAAATCAAACAGTTTTTGTTCGTAACGAAACATGTCGGGACAGTTGCTAAAATACAAGCCCTGTTCAATTTCACCACTCCACCAAGCTTTATAAAGTTTTCGGAACCATACAGCGTGTGAAGATGTCAAGGTTGGGGATGAAGCCCTTGTTTTTTTCCAGCGTTCATTCCTTTCATCCCAGAAGTACGCCCCACTTGGCGGAAACAAGTAAACACGTCCGAACCACTGTTGTGCATTTAAACCATCGTCACTTGGAGTAAAAAAGGTTTCTGCATTTACATGGTCATTTGCAATTTTGGAACTTGCTGGATCCAGTTGAATGCCACCAAGTAATTCGCTAGCGCAAGCAATCAGGTCATAATTAGTGATCAATTCAAAATCTTCATTGCTGCTTTTGTAGATGTCTTGTAGTCCCATTACCTTTCAGAAGCCTGGTTGTAATCAATTTCAAAATATCGGATACCTTCTTCGTCGTTAATGACGTATCCAGCTTTTTCTACTGGATCAATTTTTTGCGCAGCTTGGAGAATCCGCCTAAAACTTTCTGCTAGGTCGCCATTATTCTCTCGTTCACACGATTCTTCTGCAGAATGAATTTCTTTGAGTGTCCAATAGAACATCGACCTTTCTTTGTTTTTTGGCTGAAAGACCATGACACCAGGGCCTTCTGCTTCCCACATTTTGCAGTAGTGTTCTCCCATGTCGCCAAGAATTAACTTGATGGTTGCATCAAGCATTTTGGCTTTTGTATCATCTAGCTCTGGACCAATTACCGAAGCAATTAATTTTTCCCGTCTATTCATTTTCTAATAAGTTTTGCCTGGATAGAGATTCTAATAGTTTTGGTAGTGGCTTGTAAATAACTACAAGCTTTCCTAAATTGCCTCTTTTTTTTACCAGTTTGCCTTTGTTGTCTTTTAACTTGTCAAACTCACCGGAACGAATAAGATATTCAGCGACGCAACGAAGCCTCCTTTTAAGCGGAAGTTCTGCCTGGGGAAATTTTCCACAGATTGTATCGGGCTGCATGTCTTTAAAAGCAAGCCGCAATCTATTGGCTAATGTCATGTTTGAATTGGCGTCTTCTTCTTCATAGGCACAAATATTTTCTAGATAGCGACGAAGGCAACCATCATCAAAAGACCCTTCGGGAGGAAGAAAATCCGCAATTTGTTTTACCAAAGAAAGCGGTAAAATTTCTTTGTGGTTTTTAATTGTTACGGATTTAATGTCAATCCCAGCGAGCCTATGTGTCATTTTCTAATTTTCCTGGGGTACTAGACCTGTATAGGCCCGAATGCTTCCAAAAATCTTGCTCTTGTGTTTTACGATTTTTGGCGAACGATTGAACCAATGCGTTCCATGGAATACGAATTATAGCTTTTTTCCCTGAGTCTGCGGCAACATTAACATAATGCACTCCTTCTTTCCATCCTTTATCGCCTTTATTCCTTCCAATTGCAATCCAATTTCTAATTGTTTGATCGGATATGTTTAGCCTTTTTGCGCATTCTTCTGTTGAAATGTATTCATCTGCGTACGCTTCTGGATTTAGCGCCAGGGATTCATCATTTTTGTAGTGGCTGTGCCAGATGGAATTAAGCACTGTCCTGATTCCCTTTAGCTCGCCCGCAATATCTTCAAGTCCTTTCCTTAATCCGTACTTCATTTCGCCCATGCATTTGTCAAAATGCTAGTGTATAAGAAAATTTTTTGCTGATAAATGGAAGCTCAACAAAATTTCCAGGGACTAGAACAATCACAGCCTGTGCCTCCCTCCGTACCTTCCTCGCCTTCCCTCCCGGAGCCACCCCTGACGCAGCCAGAGCTAACCCCTGAAATCCTGGCAGCTCTCAAAGCCAAGGCCAAGCAGGATGCTATTCAGCAGTACATGGAACAGCGTGCTGCTCTTGGAAATCAGCTCCAGCAACCACAGCCTCAATTCGCACCACCAAAAGTTGTTTATGTGCGTCGTAATTTAACGGTTGCAGAATTAATTCTTATTTTTGCATTGTCTTGTGGCAGTGTGCTAGGCATTCAAGCAGCCTGGAACTTTGCGTCTAATTTTCTGCCATCTATTGAAATCAAAGTGAAATGACCTAAATAAGGGTCGCCTATAATTCAATTTATAGGCTTTGTGGTTTAATAGGTGGCTAATAGGCGGATCACCGAGTTACCTGCTATTTCGTCGTCAAATATCAATGACGACGATCTTTTAATGGTTGTTGATATAGCAGAAGTTGATCCAGGTTTAAAAAATAAGAAGCTAACTTTTAACCAGACAAAGCAGTATTTAAATAATTATTACCTTCAATTAACAGGGGGATCACTTGGGGGTGATCTTAGTGTTGGAGGCAATCTTGCCGTCAGCGGCAATTTTACACCCCAAGTTATTAACGTTCTTGGAACGGGTACTCTTGCTTAT